CCGCCATCTGATTTATTCATGTGTTCTTCTCCTTATTTTGCAATTAATATACCTGCAATAAAACACAGGACTAAAAAAATAAGATAACTTTCGCTCATAACGATTCCTCCTGCATCTCCATCATACGTCCAGTTTCCATGTCATACTTAAGTACACAAGCTGGCCCTGTATAGCCATTGTAACGATTCTTAGCTACAGCTATCTTAGTCATGTGACGTTCATTCTCATCCTCAGCCATGCTGTTACGCTCCAGTGTAATCACAGCGTCTGATAACTGAGCAATTGATCCTGAACCTCGCAGCTGAGATAACGATACAGCCTGTCCATCCTCGTGTCCTGCATTGCCTTGAGGTCTACGAAGGTGGCTTACACAGATCAGAGTGATCTCCAACTCTTGAACCAGTGTACGAAGCTTCGTCATCATGTTGTCAATAGCCTTACGCTCATCTCCAAGGTCTTGACCAGATACAACAATACTGATGTGATCAAGAAATATAACCCTACAATCGCAAGCTTTAGCCATATATCTGATTCTGTTGCTAATGTTGTCCACATCACTGCTACCGAAGTGATCAAAAAGATAGATACGATTACTACCAAGAGTTGCATCGAAAGCATCTTTAAGCTCCTGTTCTGTTGTTGGTGTATCAGGTAAGTGCAACAGCTTATTAGCGTGCAAAGACATGATACTTCTAGCTGTCTTACGGGTTGACTCTTCGAGGAATAACCCTCCAATGTTCCACTTCGTAGTGTTCAGAATGTTAAACAATATCTCACGTAGGAATTGACTCTTACCTAAGCCTGATCCTGCTGTGACTGTGACTAACTCCGAAGGACGCATACCATAGAGAAGCTTATTCAATCCCTTCCAAGGATACATAGCTTCAGCCTTAGCCTCAGGTTTAATCACTTCCTCCCACAGTGAAGCCGCATTGATAATCCCATCTGGAATGTAAACCTCAGCTCTCCACCACTCATTGACGAACTCTTTAGTAGCCCCTGCAATAAGGTAGTCACAAGCATCTTTGTAGCCACTCAAATGCTTAACGATCTTAGCCTTCTGTCCAAACAGTTCAGCCACCTCTTTAGAGGCCTTCTTACCCGGCTCATCAGCATCAAAACAGATAACAATGTTCTCAAAGCTGTTTAGCCATTCATACTGGGCTTTACAGTCCTTTAAGGCCGCTTGTGCCCCGTTACGAATGCTGACACTAGGCCACTGAGATCCGGTGAGTTGGTATCCTGCGAGTGCATCAAGTTCTCCTTCATAGACTGTGACATATTTGCCTCCTGCGTGGAAGAGACCTTGCCCAAACAACCGTGCATTCTGAAAGGTTCCGTTAATTGAAAAAGACTTTTCAGCAACTCTTCGTGTTTTGTAGGCGACAATGGCTCCACTGTCGTCAGTGTAAGGGTAAAAGTGATTCTGTGCATCTTGAGTTACTCCATACTTCTCACAGGTTTGTAAGTTAATACCTCGATCAGGTATTGATTTAATAGTCCCTTTAGGCTCTATCATGGTTGTCTTTCGTGGTTGTACTGCATCTCGCTTAACTGTGAAGTCATCATATTCATTCTCATGATGAGTTTCATGGCAGTTAAAGCAATAGGTGTGATTGTCATCGTATAAAGCACCTGCGTCTGAGCTACCACAGTATTCACATGGTATGTGCTTAACAAACTTTGACTCACTTGGTTTACGTACTATTCTAAGCTTCATTGTTTAATGCCTCTCTAAGGCCTTCAATGGTCTTTAGAGCCTTTTTATCTGGGTATCCATAGTAGATGTCCCCTCTGAGCTGAAAAGCTGTGAAATCCTCTAGCATTGACAGTGTGTCAGCTAAAGCTTTAAGGCTTGAGTCACCTGCTAAGGGTGCAGACGGGAAAGGCCAAGGTTTTGTATCGTCAATATCAGTCATTTTACGCTCGCTTTGCTCACTTTGTAAGTACCAGTCTAATTAAAGTTACTATGAAGACAAACAATGCCATCATCATGACAGTGGATCATCCAAGGGTGAGACACATCCATCACCTAAACGTTTAATCACGACATCAGCTACGTCAGCCATAACTCTGTCACGACCATTATTCAAGATTAAGTCAGCCATACTGTCAATGACAGACCAATACCAACATTCATACTTAACGACATCCATGTCAATGTCATCATCAATCAACTCAATAGACATAATTATCCTTTCAATGGGTTAGTCTATATCTCCGAGGCATAGCCTCTTACATTATGAAACTCTGGCACTTTAAAGTTACTTTATAAGTATATTACTTATAATATTACTTTAATAGTGTATTTAACTTTTATGTTAATGTCATAGGTACTCTGTAGATACCTTTAAAGTAAGGGTAGCATACTTTTATGATCTTGTCAATAGTCCTTTCCATCTAAGGTGTCACCAATGTTACTCTCATGTTCATCTTCAGCTTCTACACTGTCATCAATGTCATCCTCTGAGATCAAATCTCTTCGGTCTTTGGTGGGCAGATTAGCGTCCATCTGTACAGTTTTAAAGCATTGTTGACATAGGTCTATAAACATCCCTGTTACAGCGTGTTTACGTGTAGCTTCAAAGTCTGTCAGCATCTTATCGCAGCATAGACATTTCATACATTCTCCACTACTTCAACAAGTTCCATCTCTTCAGGGTCATAGCCTAAGGTTTCAAACACTTTACCTTCAGCTTCTTCCTCATTAGAGGCCATCACCCATACTGACTTCGTAGGGCTTACTTGATAGCAATATTCATTCATTTCGTAGGTTTCCTTTTAAAAGGGTTAACAGTTGCCCATGCTTGCATATGCACTGGGTGTCCTTCTACATCGTAGCACAGACTGTAAGCCCCGTCTATGTGTTTAAACCATAACAAACCAATGTGAGTCTTTATAGGTGTTTCTTTAGGTACATCGTATAAAGGTTTTGAAGGTTGTTCATCCCAATCTTTTAAGTCAATTTCTGATAACATAGCTATCTACCCCTTAACGTATGTGAAATGAAGGCTTAGAGAGGCCATAGAGGGCTTCTAAACTACGTTCTAAGTCATGGTCAATGGTGGCTTGCTCTGAATATTCTAGATCATAGGCTTTTTTGGCATCCCATTCTAGTTCTTTCCATTGATTGTCAGACAGTACATCGAAGACATTAAAGCCCTCATAGATCACGTCTGTGAAGTCTACATAATCGGATTCTATGTCGACTTCACAGGTGACAGTCACTAAAGCCCTACTGTCAGCCAGTAACGTATCAAATTTGAATTTAATCATTGTTTAGATTCCTTCCTAGTTATGACAAGTTTATAAAGGTTAGCAGGTTGACCTTCCAAGTTATTATTATCTTGGAGCCATTCCTGAGCAAATGATAACTTATTAAAGGTTGCAACTACAATACCCGACGATATAGATACAATTTTATACATGATCAGTCTTTCTTTGTACAGATTGAGCTAATAGCCACTTGTCACCTAATAGACGTACTGATCTAATCCACTTGCGACGATAATCCCTGCGAACGTGCTCAGGTACATCATATGACTTGAATAGCTCCCGTGAGTGTTTGAGTAGTTTAATATTCATTTTAGTAACCTTTAAAGTACAGTTTATCATTATCCACTGTGATCCATGCTTGCCTTGTCTCTGTATTGAACATTATTTCATCGCCCACGTTGATCAATGCACCAGATCTACAGCATACACCCTTAAAACGGGCCTTCATTCTCTTGATCATGCTTCACCCCTCAATTGTGCACAAATAGCGTTATAAATGGCACGTTTATCCATGTAATAGCCAAAATCCTTGTCATTCTCTGTAAAGTTATGCCATTGATTGTAACGTTGATTCGCTAGAATGTCACTCATAAGCTTATGACAATCACTGTAGTAGCTTATAAACCCGTGCAAGTTATAATGAGCTATAAAGCCACTTGCAAGGTATAAAAAGTTATACCCTTGCTTGCTAAGCTTTGAAGGATCTTTGCAAGCCCTTACAATGTTATTTACAATGCGAGTTTTTTGTAATGATGTATAACGTTTTAACATTTTAGTTACCCCTTTAGAGTTAAAAATCTACAGAAAATTGTAGGCCATAACGCACGGCTAAGCTCATGCGCTACAGTTTACAATCTAGAATTAGATCAATGCATAGCGATAATAATGGGCACACCCTTTAAAGCTTGCATACCGCACGCATGGCCCTTGCCCGTGCACGATCCGCACGTACCGGGACAAGGAAAAGCTTTTTCAGTGAATGCAGCACGTAAAGCCTTTACAGTTTCCGGCTTGCCGTGATCTGTAGATTTTACTTTTTTGCCGATACGTACCGCTATAAATTCACCTCGTACAATAGGCAAGGTTTTTACTGCAGTTATCATTGTAGGGTGAGCATTGTGGCCACCGGAAATGTTCAATTGATAATTTGAAGGCCATTTACCTACAATGTCATACCCTAGCAAAGCATGGAAGCTTTTAGAATAGCCATATGCACGTGCATTAGGTGTTTTGTCAAGTAGCTGCATCCAAAAAGCTACGTCGCCACCGTTAGCAAAATCGCCGTCAACGTATAGTCTAAAATCAAAACCTTCTGGCCTTGCTTTGGCTATGCTTGAGAATGCATATACAATTTGATCTTGAGCATAACGCATAAGGTATGCATTTTGGGCCATTCTAGCGAATGCAGCTGGATAACGCCATGCACGGAAGCTATAGCAAAAATCTAAGCATTCACCGGCCCCGGGACAAGTAACCCCCGGCAAGCTTGAGAATGATACGAATGGAAGCTTAGAATTACCATTCAATGAAAATATACTGTAGCTGGGATCTAAGGTTTTAAAGGTATGCTCAAGCTTTGCAAAGTTATCTTGCCACCCCTTACCCGTAAACATAGGTGAAGCTTGCAAGGCCTTTAAAGCTTGCAATGCGCTACCTTGCGTGCCACCTTGAATGGCTATAGCTAAGCCTTGCAAAGCCTTGAATTTTTGAGCACTATTTGAAAAGATTTTAATTTGCATGATAGTTTCCCCTTTACTTAGTTAGAATGTCAAAATAGGCAAGCAAGCCCATGCATAAGCATAAGCCTAATGTGATAGCACAAATGATATCTAATAATTTATCTAGCATGTTGATCCTTTAAAGGTTTTGTGTTGCGATGGATAGAGTATCTACCTCGAAGCTTACGTGAACCTTACAAATACATTTATTTTTAAACTATAAACCCTTACGTATAAACCCTAACGTTAGCCCATTACTCTTATGTCTTATGTTATATATCTTATGTCTTATATAAGAGTACTCTTATGTCTTATATAAGACTTGAGAGTAGCTTGCAAGTATCCTTTAAAGCCACCTACACCGACCTACACACTGTCAATATTCCGACACCTCTAGTGTCAACTTTCCGACACCTACTGAGTGACTGTGAAGTGAGTACTTACTAACATAGACTTTAGAGTGACTTGTTAGTGAGTGCTAACTTCAAAGTGACTGGGGGGAGGGGTGACTGCTTAGTGATTACTTTTGTGGGAGCCTACAAAGCTCACAAAAAAGGATAATTAGGGACAGATGAAGTGACTATAAGTCCTTGATCTATAAAGGAAAAGAAGTAGAGACTACAAAGTGCTTAAAATGTAGGCAGACAAGACAAACTGTACACCTTAGCAAGGGAACTTTAAAGTGTAACTTATGTGACTACAATCACATAAAAGTAAAAATAAATAAGAAATATTTAAGGATAGTATTGTAAGTCAAGACATAGTAGTGTATAATATTCTCTATAGGAAATAATTGTGTTTACTAAGAAGCCTGACCCCACTTCTTAGGTTGCTAAGATGTACACCTTGGAAAGGGAACATAGAAGTTAAATACACTATTAACAGTTACTTATAATATATTACTTACTAAGTAAATTAATATTAATAACTAATATAAGTACTTATAATATTTATGTCTATGTAACATTTATGTTAATGTCTTAGGTACTTTATAGTACTACATATAAAAGTCTCCCTATAAAGGACAAAGACGAGATGACTGAAGAAATTAAAGACAGTGTTAAGGTTGTGTCTCCCAAACTACGTGGTAAGGGTAGACCTCCAAAGAGTGACCTACAAGCTGTTAAGAACAGAACTAAGAATAAGGTAGGCAGACCTGTAGGAGATGCAGGTAGGCTTCAAGAGTTCAAGGAAAGACTATTAGCCACAGGTGGCACTAGAATCCTTGATAAGATGATTCAGATAGCCTTGGATGATGAACACCCGGGACAGATGGCAGCTATTAAGTTAGCTATGGATAGGATCTTACCAGTCTCAGTGTTTGATACAGCTAAGAGTGGTGGTAGTATGCCTCAGATCAGTATTAACATATCAGGCTTAAATAGTCCAGTTGTGTCTACAAACGATGAAGTGATAGACGTATGACACAATTAAACTTCCAACTGCTTAAGTGGCAGCAGAGTGTCTTTAAAGATACCACACGCTTTAAAGTAGTAGCTGCAGGTCGAAGGTGTGGTAAGTCTAGATTGTCAGCAGTATCGTTACTGATTGAAGCTTTGAATTGTCCAGATGGCTCAGCTGTGATGTACATAGCACCTACCTTAGGACAAGCTAGAACGATTATGTGGGATTTACTGCATGAGCTAGGTAGACCTGTAATCAAGTCTAGCCATGTGAATAACTTAGAAATTACCCTTATAAATGGTAAGAAGATCTTAGTTAGAGGGGCTGACAATCCCGATTCTCTGCGGGGTGTTTCCTTAATTTACGTAGTTATGGACGAGTGTGCCTTTATCAAGGAAGACGTATGGCAGAAGATCATTCGAGCTTCACTGTCAGATAAGAAGGGTAGAGCACTGTTCATTAGTACTCCTAGTGGACGTAACTGGTTCTACGATACCTTTAATCTAGGACAGGATAACACAGATGAGGAGTGGAAGTCTTGGCACTTTACCACTCAGGACAATGAGACTATTGATCCTAAGGAGATTGAGGCTGCAAAGCGTACATTAAGTTCCTTTGCATTCAAGCAGGAGTACTTGTCTAGCTTCGATACCGCAGGTGCTGATGTCTTTAAAGAGGAATGGTTCAAGACTGCTGAAGAACCTAGTTATGGTAGCTACATTGTAGCCATTGACTTAGCAGGTTTTGAAGAGGTAGGTAAGAATGCTGGGGCATCTAAGAAAAGACTAGACGAGACAGCTATTGCAGTTGTTAAGTTAGAGGATAACGGTAACTGGTGGGTTCACAAGATACAGCATGGTCGGTGGGACATCAGAGAGACTGCAGTTAACATCTTGAAAGTGATTAGAGACTTTCAACCTACAAGTATAGGTATTGAGCGAGGAGCATTGAAGAATGCTGTGTTGCCATACCTGAATGACTTGATGAGGAAGAATAACATCTATGCTCACATACAGGACTTAACTCACGGGAATAAGAAGAAGACTGATAGGGTTGTCTGGAGCTTACAAGGTCGTATGGAACATGGAAGGATTACCTTCAATGAGGATGAGGACTGGAGTGAGTTTAGAGATCAATTAGTTATGTTCCCTACAGCAGGTGTACATGATGACTTGGTAGATGCTCTAAGTTACATTGATCAACTGGCTATAGCTAACTACAACCAAGACTACGAAGATGATGACTACGAAGTCTTAGACGTTATATCAGGATATTAATATATGGCTATTAAAAGAGGTAGTGAAGAGTTCCAAGGTTATAACAAACCTAAGAGAACTCCCGGACATCCAACTAAGAGTCATGCAGTCTTAGCTAAAGATGGTGAAGAGGTTAAGCTGATACGATTCGGACAGCAAGGTGTCTCAGGTAGTCCTGAAGGTTCAGCTCGTAATGACTCCTTTAAAGCTAGGCACGCTAAGAACATAGCTAAAGGTAAGATGTCAGCGGCCTACTGGGCGAACAAAGTTAAATGGTAATAAGGAACATACAGTGGCTCTAACTAACGACCAATTCAGTGATGAGAAGAGTACTCAATTTCCGGACGGAACGTCCTTTGAGGAACCTACAGAGGCTGAGAAAGAACTCACCTCGTGGGTAACTCAGCACATTACTCGCTGGCGTGACCATCGTGATGCTAACTACATGGACTTGTGGTTGGAGTACGAACGTGTCTTCCGAGGTATCTGGGCTGCTGAGGATAAGACTCGTGAGAGTGAACGCTCACGTATCATCTCGCCAGCTACTCAGCAAGCTATTGAGACTCGCCATGCTGAGATCATGGAAGCTATCTTCGGTCAAGGTGAATTCTTTGACATCTCAGATGATGTCTTAGATGTAGATGGTAATCCTCTAGATGTTGAACAAATTAAGGTTCAATTGCATGAGGACTTTAAACGAGATAAGATTAAGAAAGCTATTGACCAGATTGAGTTGATGGCTGAGATTTATGGTACAGGTATTGGTGAGATCATTGTCAAGACTGAGAAGGAGTACATTCCAGCAACTCAGGCAATTCCCGGTATTGCTAATGCAGCTGCCATTGGAGTTCAAGAGAAGGATCGTATTGCCGTTAAGATCAAACCAGTTAACCCTAAGAACTTCCTTATTGATCCTAATGCTGATTCCGTTGACGATGCTTTGGGCGTTGCTATCGAGAAGTACGTTTCCATTCACAAGGTTGTGGAAGGTATTGAGAGAGGCATTTACAAAAAGGTAGACATTACCACAGCCTCTGAGGATGAGGACTTAGAAGTAACTCAAGACTTGAAGACCTATCAAGATGATAAGGTTAAGCTCATCACTTACTACGGTTTAGTACCTAAAGAGTATCTGACTGAAGGAGAAGAGGAAGAGTATGAAGAGTTGTTTGCTGAAGGTACAGTAGCTGATGAGCACTGTAACTTGGTTGAGGCTATTGTCGTTATTGCCAATGACTCAATCCTCTTGAAGGCTGAAGCTAATCCTTACATGATGAAGGATCGTCCAGTCGTTGCATACCAAGACGATACAGTTCCCGGTCGCTTCTGGGGTCGTGGTACAGCTGAGAAGGCCTACAATATGCAGAAGGCTATTGATGGTCAGCTTCGTGCTCACATGGACTCATTGGCTTTGACCACAGCACCTATGATTGCAATGGACGCAACTCGTCTGCCACGTGGTGCTAAGTTTGAGATTAAGCCCGGTAAGGCTATCCTGACCAATGGCTCACCTTCTGAGATCTTGTATCCCTTCAAGTTCGGTCAGACTGATGGCAATGCAGCTGCAGCAGCGCAGAACTTTGAACGTATGCTCCTGCAAGCTACAGGTACAGTTGACAGCGCAGGTATGCCCTCTAACGTACCTCGTGATGCAGGTGCAGGTGGTATGTCTATGGCTATGGCAGGTATCATCAAGAAGTACAAACGTACCTTGAGTAACTTCCAAGAAGACTTCATGATCCCGTTCATTAACAAGGCTGCCTTCCGTTATATGCAGTTTGACAGTGAGCGTTATCCATCAGTTGACATGAAGTTCATTCCAACAGCTACTTTGGGTATCTTGGCACGTGAGTTTGAACAGCAACAGATGATTGGCTTGTTGCAGACACTTGGCCCTAATACGCCTGTACTGCCATTGATCCTTAAAGGCATCTTGCAGAATAGTTCATTGTCTAACCGTGGTGAGTTGATGCAAGCTTTGGATCAGATGTCTCAGCCTAACCCACAGGCTGCTGAGGCTGCACAGATGCAACAACAAGCTCAGATGCAACTTGCACAGGCTCAGGTGGCAGATCTGCAGTCTAAGGCTCAAAAGCAGTCAGCTGAGGCTCAAAAGACCATGATTGAAGCTCAGATGATCCCTGAAGAGCATCGTGTTAAGGTAGTTCAGGCAGCTGCAACTAACCTAGATAATGGTGATGACTTCGAGAAGCGTCTGAAACTAGCTGACATGATGCTTAAAGAGAAGCAAGTTAACCTGAAAGCTGCTGATATTGCCTCAAATGAGCGTATTGCAAGCCTTCAGATGATGACTAAAGCAAAGAAGAACGCATAAAGTCAGCAATTTGTTGATGTTCTTGGGCAGTTCCATCGTTTTTAATGCGATTGGCTCTCCAAGACATCACAATAACGTTACCTTTAATGTAACCTTTGGTAGGATCTATACGGTCAAACGATACTGAGTTCTCCATACGTCCTTTACCTTCTGTAAAGTAGTCAAGTTCAATACCTAAGACAGGACAATGTGAAGGAAACTCTAGATCTCCGAACTCAATAGTCCATTCCCAGCCATACTTATTACTTTTCTTGTTACGGAACTTCTCTTTCATTGATTGAAAGATTAAAGACTTGGTAAATTCAGGATCGTTCCACTTAGATCCGTTTTTAGCAAACATTTTATCGGTATATTCTTTAGTTTTACGTGCTTGTCGTATCTTAAAAGCATCAATACCGTGTTTTTGAGCTATTTGTTTGATGCGCTGCTTACTAAGTTTTCCGTCTAATTTATGAGCTATTTCAGTATATCCAATACCTTCTTTTAACCATTGAAGTAATAGTTCACGTTCATGTTCTGTAATTTTACACTTAAAAGCCATAGTAATTCCTTTTATTTAAGTTAAAAGAGAATTGTAACACATATTAACATGGTATGTCAAGCATTTATGTGCTAAAATACTAATATATTTAAGTATTTAATAGAAAGGTTCTCCTTAAATGGATAAAGAACTACAAGTTTACTACGAAGAAACCTTTAATACTATGAGTACTAAGGGTTGGAGCTTCTTAATTGAAGACTTCGAGAAGATTAAGGCTAGTTTAAACGATCTATCCACTGTCACGGACACACAAACACTTTATTTCCGTAAAGGACAGTTGGATATTCTTGAATTAGTTTTAGGGCGTAAGGCTGTGTGTGAGAAGGTATTTGAGGAATTACAGGGATGAGAAGACTGTATGACTTTAAATGTCCTAACGATCACATAACTGAATCGCTAGTTGATAGTGATCATACCACTGCTAAGTGTAAGGTATGTAGTAAGGACGCTATCAGGCTTGTTTCAGCTCCAAGTATCGGACTAGACCCTTTATCAGGGGACTTTCCCGGTGCTACAGCTAAATGGGCTGCTGTGAGGGCTGACAGGCTCAAGCAGGAACAAAAGAGAGGATCTGAGTAACCCGCAACGTAGTGAGGATCTTTAAAGGATTCTTATCTGCGATAAGGAGTAACATCAGGCAACCCAATTCTATTTAATAAGTTAATCCTGTAATCCATTCGTGGACAGGGAAAGGTTAGGTATGGCTTTAATTGATCACAATGAGGAACTAGGTAGTGTTAGTGAGTTAGACGCTGAGGACTTTAAACAGTCCCAACAAACAAGCGAACAAACTAAGCAACAACCTGAGGCAGAGCAATCTCCACAAGAGATCCCTGAGAAGTACAAGGGGAAGAATCTCGAAGACATTGTTCGTATGCACCAAGAGGCTGAAAAGCTAATCGGTAGGCAAGCACAGGAAGTTGGTGAAGTTAGACGTTTAGCGGATGAACTCTTAAAACAAAGCTTAGCTCAGAAGAACCAACAAGCACAACCACAGAAGGTGGAGAATCCACCACAAGAGATCGACTTCTTTGAAGATCCGCAGAGTCACGTTAATCGTGCTGTAGCGAATCATCCAGACGTATTGGCAGCTAAACAAGCTTCAATGCAACTTAAGCAGATTCAGACACAAGCAATGCTCAACAAGAAGCATCCTGACTTTGCTAATATTGTAAGTGATGGTGAGTTTATTGAGTGGGTTAAAGCTTCTCCCATGAGGCTTAATATCTATGCAATGGCTGATGCTAACTATGATTTTAATGCAGCTGATGAACTGATTACTACATTCAAACAGATCCGTACATCTAAGACACAACAAACTACTGAAGCAGGTAACGCTGTTCGCAAACAGAATCTGAAAGCAGCTGGTGTTGATGTTGGTGGAACTGGAGAGTCTTCTAAGAAAGTATATCGTCGTGCCGACCTTATCCGGCTACGTATGACAGATCCCGACCGATATGAGGCTTTACAACCAGAAATTATGGCAGCATATCAAGAAGGTCGAGTGAAGTAATTTAATATTAATATCAACAGGAGATTTATAAAATGGCATTAGGAACAGATCACGTAACGAGTACGACCGCAGCAACGTTTATTCCAGAAGTATGGAGTGATGAGATTGTTGCGGCTTACAAGAAGAGCTTGGTTGCAGCTAACCTAGTTAAGAAGATGAGCTTCAAGGGCAAGAAGGGTGACGTAGTTCACATTCCAGTCCCTGCACGTGGCACAGCTTCTGCTAAGGCAGCTTCTACACAAGTTACACTGATTGCAGCTACTGAGTCCGAAGTAACTGTGTCTATCAACAAGCACTACGAATATTCACGTTTGATCGAGGATATCGTTGAAGCTCAAGCTTTGTCTAGCCTTCGTCAGTTCTACACTGATGATGCTGGTTACGCTTTGGGTAAGCAAGTTGATACTGACTTGATTACCTTGGCTCAACAGTTCAACGTTTCCACAGCTGGCGCAGGTAACTTCCGCTACGCTGGTGCTTTCATTGGTGGCGATGGCTCTACAGCTTTCGACTACACAGCTAACACCAATGCTGGTAACGCATCAGCTTTGACAGCTGCTGGTATTCGTCGCACTATTCAGCGTCTTGACGATAGCGATGTTCCTATGGACAATCGTTTCTTCTTGATTCCTCCTTCAGTGCGTAACACCATCTTGGGTTTGTCTGAGTTCACAACCTTCAACAGCGTTGGTGAAGCAGGCACAGCTAACAGCATCCGTAACGGTATGATTGGTGACATCTATGGTGTTCCAGTCTATGTTACCTCTAACGCTGGCTACGCTAACAGCGCTGCTAACGGTTCCGGTACTAACATTGGTCGTGTGTGCGTAATGGCTCACAAAGACTCTATGGTGTTGGTGGAGCAAGTTGGTGTCCGTTCACAGACTCAGTACAAACAAGAGTACCTCGGTACATTGTTTACAGCTGATACATTGTACGGCTGCGCTGAGTTGCGTAACTACGGTGGCGTTGCCCTCGTCGTTCCAGCTTAATAGCTAACTAGGTTCCCTCTCAAAAGGAGGGAGCCTTTTTAATGTGCTAAGGGTAGTACATCAGAAAGGTTAATATTATGGCTAAATTTAAGTGTAATCAATCAGGTAACACAATCGAGTTCTTCCAAGAGCATGAGATCGCTGAAATGCGTAAACATGGAGGCTACACTGAAGTACAAGAAGTTGTAGAAGCTACTGTAAAATCAACCAAAAAATCTAAGGTAACAGCAGATGAAACCAGTATCAGTGGGGACGATTCTAACAGCGGCAACTAAGACTACGGTCTACACAGTTCCTACTGGTTACTATGCTAAGTGGAACTTGTGTTATGTTGTTAACACCACAGGCAACAATAAAGCTATTGATGCTATCTGGTATGACGCTAGTACAGCTACTGAGATTCATGTCTTAGACCAATACGTGCTAAGCCCAACACAGTTTATTAAGTTTGATGGCGGTGCTTTTGTGGTGCTTGAAGAGGGTGATCAGGTACGATTAGAGTCAGAAGCTGGCTCAACAATGAACAGTATTAATACGTTTGAGCTATATAGAAAAGGCGAATAATTATCATGGCAGTCTCTACTCAGGATATTGTTAACTTCCTACAAGCTAATCCCGGTATGAGTGATGCCGATATTGCTAAAGCTATGGAACAGTATGGTGTTACTCCTACTCAGATGGCTAAAGCTACTGGACTTTCTGAGGGTGAAGTTGTTTCTCGTGTTGCTGCTACAGTTCCACAAGGTCAATCAATCCAACTAGGCGACACTTGGGTAACTCCACAGTATCAGATTATAGGTTCTGGTGAAGACCAGCAAATTGGTGTTATTGAAGCTGTTTACACAACCAAAGTTGGAGACAACGGTGCAGCAGGTACTAAGTTTCAAGAATACACACCAACAGGTCAGTTTTTAGGCACGGGCACTAACCAAGAGGTTGGTTCTTTCTTTGGTGGTTTAGGCGAAATGCTAAATGACCCTTTTATCCAAGCTGCTTTGTTAACAGGAGGTGCTGGAGGGGCTTTAGGAGGTGCTCTAGGTCTTACAGGTTCTACTGCACAAGCAGTTGGTACAGGTTTACTTAAAGGTGGTAGTGCTTTAGCTGGTGGTGCTGATATTGAAGATGCTTTAAAGGCTGGCCTCCTTAGTGGTGGTTTGGTTTATGGTGCAGGTGCTCTTGATAATTATCTAGCTACAGGTTCTACTGCTGATGTAGGTATCACAGATAGACAACTAGCTATTGCAGATGCTAAGCAGTTAGCTAATCAAGGTTTGTCTCAGAGTCAGATTGCTGATATATTAGGTTCTAGTGGCTATAACGAAGTCATGGTAGATAGTGCTATTAGAGCCGCTACCAAAGGACTTACACCCACTACAATCCCAACTTCAACAGCTACAGATGTTGTTAACGTAACAGGCACAGCTGCTCCGGCTATTAACACAGGTGGCCTGTTAAGCAGCTTAGTAACAACTCCTACTGCATTGTCAACACCAGCAGTTACAGATGCAGGTACAGTTAAGGTTACAGGTACATCTACACCTCAGCAGGTTGATCAAGCTGTATTGAACTTGGTTAACAGTCAGCTAGCTTCTAATGTGTCTACACCAACTAACTTAGCTAATGTACAAGTTACAGGCACGGCTGATAAAGGTATGATGTCTAATGCTGATACTACATCAGCTATTCTAAATACTCTTACAGGTTTACCTACAACACCAGCTACTACTACAACCACAAATAACTTAGCTAACGTTGAAGTTACAGGACAAAAGCCAGCTACAACACAGGAACTTGCGAGTGCTATTACATCTGCAATTCCTTCTGTAACACCTACACAAGCTGCTGCAATTGCTGAACAAGTTATTACAAGCGGTAAGCCTGTTACAAACCAAGAAGTTATCAGTGCTATCACAGCTGCTTTACCAACTGTAACAACTCCTACAACAGCTACAACACAGCCTGTAGTACCTGAGCAGACAATCACAGCTCAGAAGCCTACAACTATTAATGATGTTGTAACAGCTGCTGCTATACCTTTGATTCAACCTTCAACTCCTTTAGAAGTTACTCCAGTTACCTCTAATAAGACTAATGAGCTAGGTTTAACTGATGCTCAGATGCTTAACTTACTCAAAGGTGGTATTGGTTTGTTAGGTGGTTTAGGAGGTGCTGCAGCGTTGACTAACACAGGTGGTACAGGTGTAAACACTGCAGGATTACCTACACAGACGCCTCCAATGTACACAGGTGATTACTTTACCAAGGTACAACAGAACTATAACCAACTTCTTCCAGCAGTTCCTCGTGATGTCGCATCGCCATTACGTGACTGGTATCTTTCACAATACGGAGCTTAAATGACTACGATCATTACAAAGAATAGCAGTACATCATCTGCTACGCCAGCCTCAGGGGATCTAACTAAGGGTGAGTTAGCCATTAACGTCACCGATAAGAAGCTGTACACCAAAGACAACTCAGGTACAGTTGTGAGGGTTGTAGGCTCTCTAGGTAATCAAGAAGCTTCAGCAGCTGCCATTACAGGTGGTACAGCAGCTGGAGTTGCTATCACTGGTGGTACTATTAACAATACTCCCATTGGTGGTTCAACTGCTGCAGCTGTTACAGGTACTGTAGTTACAGCTACAACTAACTTTGCAGGTGCTCTGACAGGTGCTGTGACTGGTAACGTAACTGGTAACTTGACAGGTAATGTCACAGGTAACGTTACAGGCAACGTCACAGGTAATGTAACAGCCTCTACAGGTACATCTACGTTTAACAATGTAACCATTAACGGTACGTTGGACATGGATGCAGCCTCAGCAGCTACCATTACTAACTTGCCTAATCCAACTAACTCAGGCGATGCAGCTAACAAAGCTTATGTAGATGCACAAGTTGCAGCTGTGGTTGACGGTGCTCCAGCAGCTTTGGATACCTTGAATGAACTTGCAGCAGCCCTGAATGATGATGCTTCATTCTCTACCACTGTAACTAACTCAATTGCAGCTAAGCTTCCTTTGTCTGGCGGTACAATGTCAGGTAATATTGCAATGGGTACTAACAAGGTCACAGGCCTTGGTACTCCATCAGCAAGCACAGATGCTGCCACTAAAGGTTATGTAGATACTGTCGGTGATGCTAAGTTAGCCTTGGCAGGTGGAACTATGACAGGTAACATTGTCATGGGTTCTAACAAGGTTACAAGTACAGCTACTCCAAGTGCCGATGCTGACTTGACAACTAAAGTGTATGTTGACTCTATCCTCGGTAGTGCTACTTCAGCAGCTACATCAGCTTCAGCAGCTGCAACATCAGCGACCAATGCAAGTAACTCAGCCTCAGCAGCTTCTACAAGTGCATCTAATGCCTCAGCAAGTGCCTCAGCAGCTGCAGCATCCTATGATAGCTTCGATGATCGCTACTTAGGCTCTAAAACATCAGCTCCATCAGTTGACAATGACGGTAACTCACTGTTGACAGGTGCTCTGTACTGGAACTCTACATCATCTAATCTGTGGGTGTGGAACGGTAGTGCATGGACTCAAGCTACTTTAACAGCAGGTTCCTTTGCAACATTGACAGGTACTGAGACTCTTACCAACAAGACTATCACTTTTACAGATAATACTCTGACAGGTGTAGCGAGTACTTCAACATCACAGACTCTGACCAACAAGACCATTGAAGCAGGTACATTCACTAACGGCTACACAGAAGAAACTGTAACTGCTAACACTTCTACAGCTTATACAGTTGACTTGGCTAATGGTTCGGTACAGATTCTGACATTGACTGGTAACTGTACATTTACATTCCCAACTGCAACAGCAGGTAAGGGTTTTACAATGCTTTTAAAGCAAGATGGCACAGGTTCACGCACAGTTACATGGCCTAGTTCAGTTAAATGGCCTGCAAGCACAGCACCTACGATTACATCTACTGCCTCTAAAGGCGATAAATTTGTCTTTGTAGGTGATGGCACTTATTGGTGGGCGAGTTCAGCGGGCCAAAATTATCTATGACGCAAGCATATCTTTATCGTTGGACTGAGTTATCTACTGGCAAGTGGTATGTTGGAAGCCGTACAGCTAAAAACTGCCATCCAGATGACGGATATATTTGTTCATCAAAGTATGTAAAACCATTGATTAAAAATAATCCAACTGATTGGACTAGAGAAATTTTAGTTATTTCAGACAAGAAATATATTAGGGATTTAGAAGTTAAATACTTAAAATCACTACAAGCTGTAAAAGACAAGCAAAGTTATAACAAGCATTATGGTGGAGCTACTTTTGCAAACTCTGGTGAGTTTTTATCAGACGAGACTAAAAATAAAATTAGTGCTTCTTTGACTGGTAGCAAACATCCTCTTTATGGAAAGCCTTGCTCTGAAGAACGAAGACAAGCAATCATTAAAGGAACATTGGGCGTGAAGAAAACAACAACAGAAAAGATGCGTAAACCTAAGCGTAAAGAGCAATGTCCGCATTGTGGAATCTTTGCTTCTGGTGGAAATCTAGCTAAGTGGCATCTTGATAAATGCAAGGAGTATGACAATGTTCTCGTCTAATAATTCGCAAGTATCGAATGATGTGAAGTATATTGAGGATGTATGCTCTGTTTATTTGCGAACAGGTACTGGCTCAAGCCAAACAGTAACAACAGGCATCAAAGAAAATACAGGTGCTTTAGTAATTTCTAAATCACGCTCTGCTGCAACAGATTGGGCTTGGTATGATACGTTCCGTGGCGCTACTTATGATTTAGTCTCCAATTCAACAGCAGCTCAAACAACACAATCGCAAGGTTTAACATCTTTCAATACTGATGGGCATACATGGGGTACGTTAGCCAAAGTAAACACTAGCGGAGCTACTTACGTTGATACTGTATTAAAACCAACACCAAAGTTCTTTGATATTGTGACTTGGACTGGGGATGATGCGGCAAACAGACAAATAAGTCATTCGCTTGGCTCTGTTCCGGGGTGCATTATTGTTAAGCGCACAGACGCGTCTGCAACTTGGCGAGTGTGGCATCAAAACATGGTGTCAAATTCAGCAAACTTATATCTCAATCAATTAAATCTAAACACTACTGACGCAGTTAATTCTACTTATGGTGAAGTTTGGGGAACATCAAATAACGTAACTAGCACAACCTTCCAAATAGGAAGTCTTGGGGCAGTTAATGCCTCTGGTGGTACTTATGTCGCCTACCTATTCGCCCACAACGCAGGAGGCTTTGGTCTGACTGGTACAGACAATGTGATTTCGTGTGGGTCATTTACGGGTACTGGCGCATTGCAATCAATCAATCTTGGTTATGAGCCACAATTTGTTCTGTTTAAGAAAACTTCGTCATCTGACAATTGGCGCATTCTTGACAATATGCGTGGTTGGTCTATCACCAATCAAGAATTTCTATTTCCAAATCTTTCTGATGCTGAAGCAGGTTCAGCGTCATGGGGTAGTCCAACTGCAACAGGAATGAATATTTTAGGTTCATCTGGTGCGGATTACATCTACATAGCAATTCGTAGAGGCCCGATGAAAGTGCCTACGGATGCAACTAGTGTGTTTAAGCCGTTGGCTGAAACCGGCACTGGTTCTGCAAGGACTGTGAACGCAGGGTTTCCAGTAGATTCATTTTTTATCAAAGATTGGACTGGACTTTCCGGTCCAACAGCGGGTGGAAATGTATTTTATGACCGCTTGCGTGGCAACTCTAATGTGCTTCAAACGCAAAGTACGTCAGCAGAGGCTGTGGATGCAACGTACACCGCGTTGTTTAACTCGGCGCAAAATGGGGTCGTTGTAGGAAGCGCATGGAGTTCATACGGCTACCGCGAATATTGCTTCAGACGTGCCCCTAGCTTCTTTGATGAGGTTTGCTATACAGCCTCATTCCCTGCGCCAGATTATCGTGCAGTAGCAAACCATAATCTGACTGTTACGCCAGAACTAATCATAATTAAGGCAAGAAACCTTACGGATGATTGGTATGTGTATCACTCTGCCTTGGGCGTAAATAAATACATACGATTAAATTCCACAGCAGCGGAAGTATCAAGTTCAAATGTGTTTGCGGTTAGTAGCACAACATTTTCAACAAACAATGTTCCTGTTGCCTCTACTTACACCTATGTCGCCTACCTATTTGCCACTTGTGCAGGTGTTTCCAAAGTAGGAACATACACAGGAACAGGCACAACACTTCAAGTTAACTGTGGTTTCACAGCAGGGGCGAGATTCGTCCTCATAAAGAAAACAAGCGGTACAGGTTCGTGGTATGTCTGGGATAGTGCTAGGGGTATCGTGTCAGGAAATGACCCTTACCTTTTATTAAACTCTACTGCGGCTGAAGTAACCAATACAGATTACATTGATACTTACTCAGCAGGTTTTGAAATTAGTTCAACGGCCCCCTCAGAAATCAACGAAAATGGCGGTTCGTTCATCTTTTTTGCTGTGGCATAGACATGAAAAGCGGAATCTATCACATTAAAAATACTGTCAGTAATGGCATATATTTCGGTCGCTCTGTTGATGTAGCGGATAGGTTGAGCCATCACAAGCATCAATTAAAACGTGGTGTTCACGTTAACAAGCGTTTGCAACATTCATGGAATAAACATGGTGAGCAATCATTTGAGTTCAAAATGATTTGGGAAGAAACTCCAGATAAGTTAGAAGAATTAGAAGGCTTTATTCTTGAGACTGTTTGGGGTAATGAAAGGCTGTTTAATCACCATAAATTATCTGCGGGTGGTTTTCTTCCTAACAACAAATTAGGCTGTTTTCCAAGGTCAGAAGAAACTAAAAAGAAATTAAGTGTTGCATTTAAAGGCCGTGAGTTTTCTGAGCAACATAAACAAAAAATTGCTATTGGGAAGACTGGTTTAAAAGCCAGTGATGAAACTAAAAAGAAAATGTCAGATAAAAAGTCTGGCAAACCAAGGCCACAATCATGGCATGACAAGATGGCTGAATATAGGGAAAATAATCCAAACCCTATGCAAGGCAAGATTAGCCCTATGAGAGGAAAAAAATTCCCTACTATTGCTTGTGAGCATTGCGGTAAGGAAGCCTCAAAAGGAAATTACTTACGCTGGCATGGAAACAATTGTAGGAGCAAATAATGCAAATCAGAATCAGAGAAACAGGACAAGTAATGTACGAAGGTGAATTTCGTGCATTATT